CCTGCTGTATTTCCTGCTTGAATGTAAACTGTAACTCTCTAGGTGTTTTAGGATTGCCACCTGTAAGAACAGTTTGTCCTGTAATCTCATTGAGTGTGTTATTGCGTTTGCTAGGTGGTGTTTCTTCTGGCAAACTCCAACCTGGTCCAACTGCTTCTGTGTAATCTTTTACTTCTGCAACATCAACTGCACCTTGTGGGTCCAATCTCTGTTTTGTTCTGCGTGTTGACAGTGTGCCATCACCATAAACCACTTGCGTTATGAAAATATATTTGACATTGGTTCTAATCATAGGACCAATTACAAATTCTATAAATTTGTTAGGTCCTGGCTTGTCGCGAACTTCAAAAAACTGCCAATTATCAGTTGACAGATCTCGTTTCCACCATACTTTCAAATGACTGTAAGCGGCATTTGATGGTTGTAAGCCTTTAACATTTACATAGACAGTGTTGTTTGTGTGATCGTAATAATCAAACTCTTCAATGTCCAATACATCGTTTATCTCAACAATTTCTTCTGGTGGCACCTGAGGTGGATTGGTTATTGGCGGTCCAACCACTGGTGGATCACTAGGTGGTGGTGTAACAATAGGATCTTCTGGATCTTCAACAACAGGTGGATCCTGTATTGGATCGTCTGGAGTTGGGTCAGGATCTGCAACAATAGCCTTAACTGCCAGTGCATTGTTTATTCTTGCACTTAGGCTACCAAATGTTGAACTGTTAGTCAGTAGTATATCATATGGTGAATTTGCATTATCCATACCAACCAGTGTGTCTATTTCTATTTCTGTTGGACTGTTTACAGTTAATCCTGTAACAGTGTATTCTGTTGCATCATCACCAATAAATTTTGCAGTTATTCCTGCCTGTAAGTTTGAACCTGTGACTGTAATTGTGTTTACACCTGCACCAACATAACTGCTTGGTGATATGCTTGTAATTGTAGGTGGATTATGAACAACAGGCACCACAGCATTTGTAGGTGGCACAAGTCCAACTGGTGTGTCTTGCACCGCAGGATAAAAGATGGTTGCACCTTTAGGAATGTAAGGTGGTATAACAATATCTTCTTCTCCGTGTTTAGCGTGTGGATAGATGGTGTCTGGATTTCTTACACATCCAAGAGTAACACTCATATCATTGTTGTATCGTATGCTAACCACTCTAAATGGATCTGTATTAAAATCCAACATCTGTGATTGAATGCGTATGCTGTCACCAACTTCAAGTTCCATTGCTTTTGATGTTACTGTAAGTGAAACTGATTCTTGGTTTCTTGATTTGTTGAAAATTAGTTTTGCCATATCCTTGGCAATAGCATAATTGGTAATGGCACCAAATGTTACATCATATTTGTTTTCTCTGCCGTTATCCTGTGCAATATATGTGGCTCTTTCGCTGTCTGTTTCTGGATATACCACACTGTCCATACTCCATTTGTTATCTGGATTCACAAACTGCACTGAAACAGCATTGTATTTGGCACTCTTGTCAATGCCTGTAAATGTAACATTACCAATTATGTCATCTTTGGTAAATGTTTGAACAATAGTTGCGGCACCTGAAGTTATGTCACTGTCATTGCCTGCATCTTCAATTTTTAATTTGTATTTGCCCTGCACATAAGGCATATAACCTCTAAATTGTGCAAGTAGGAATTTGGTATTTTGAAACAGTGTTTGTTGTGTGTTGACAACAGGATTTATCTGTAGGATTTTACCTCTTGTGCCAGCAATAAATTCAACTTCTGTGTTACACTTGGTAGCCGCTATCTTCCAACTGTCCCAATCAATGTCATCATTGACTAGTCCTTTACCATAGCGTGGATTACGCAAATAATCTAACAGTATTTCTGCTGGATTGGTGCTATATCTTTCTGGAGCATTGGCATAGGTATAACTGTCTGGATTTGATATTGTCAATGACGCTATTTTGCGTCCTAACAGTGAGGCTTGCACCTCTGGTATTTGTCCACTGAATGGATTTTCTTCTGAATCTTCTTGTGTTTCAATTTTCTTCCATTCCCATCTGCAGAATAAAACAGCCAATCCATTATACACCATTGAATCTTTCCAACTGGGTGCATCACTCATCAAACTCCAAGTGCCCACAGTTGAATCACTTGGTGTTGCAAAATACTTACCGTGGCTCAATTGCATACGGCATCTGTTTTTGTATTTGCCTTTGGTTATGTTTACATTCTGTCCGTTGTTTAGTAGTGGAATATATTCTTCTGGTATTTGATAGTCATCAATGAATACTTCTTTTAATCCTTCAATAGGACCTTCACCTAGCACATAGGCAACCCAAAGATATTTGTTGTCTGCACTGCCTGTTTCTGCATAGGTTACAATACCACCTGCTTTTCTATAACCATAGATAACTGGTATGTTGAGATTACTGCCTTGCTTTTGAACTAGAACGCCTTGTTCTTGTGCCGCGGCTTGATCCGCCGAAGGTATGTCAGGTGTGCCAAACAGTCCTGCGAAAGGTTGTGTTACAAAATTAACAATTGAACTTGCAACATCAACAACAGCCTTTACGACTGTTTTAACTACCTTGGTGACTGCTTTTACAACACTCTTAACTGCCTTTTTTACGAAACTCATTCAGCCAACTCCTTGGTTAAGAAACAGCCTGCTTCAAAGCCAATTGATTCATAAAGTTTGGTTGTTCTTTGTGTATCAATACCAATGTCGCCTGCTGATATAACAGTTGCTTCCATACCTCTTGCCCACTGTTCAAATTCATCTGTGAGCATCTTAAAATTATTAATGTTTCTATGGCTTTCTAACACATATATCAATTCGATGTGTGCATAGTATATTTCTTTGTTCCAAGGACATTGTGTAATACTGCCACTGATAAAGCCAACGGGTCTTGAGCCTTCTAGTAGGTTGATCCAAACATATTCAGGATGAATATTTCTTTCTCTAATTGTTTCAATTACTGATGTCTTGTCCCACTGTTCATCTAGTTCTGGTTTTACTTCTGCCGCTTCTAGACAATACTGTCTAAACAGATTGTATGTAACATCTATTTCGTGGGCCGCCATATTTCTTGCTATCATTCTGTTCTACCCCATAAAAATTCTGTGTTACCAACATAACCTGTTTTTTCCATTGCTGTATCGTATTTGGCATCTTGGAAATACCAGTTGCTCCAATTGTTGGTTTTTCTACCTGCTGTTCTTTCAAAGTCTGCGAATTGGCTTGTAATGTCCAATCCAATTGTGCAGGTGTTTTGATTTTCTTGAATGGCTACATTGTAAATTGTGCCATCATACATAAGAATTGGTGATTGAATAATTGTAAAATCATTCAGATCCATAAATGCTTTGTAGACTACAATTCTCTGTCCTTCTACATTCTTGCCAATAAACTTGTCAATGTATCCGCTTGGTAAACCACTCAGTGTGATTTGAAACTTGCCAACAACAACATCAAATGTTTCATCAATTGCTGTGTATGAAATAAATTCGCCCTGTGCTGAATATGAATTTGTGCCTGCATCAGGTGCCGTTGTTGAATCAAATGCTATGTCAATACCACCACTGGCAAGATATAAACAGTCACTTGCACCAGCACCGTTTTGAATTTGTATTTCAATGAGGTCAACCGCAAAGGTATGATCTCTGTAAAATTCATCTCTTACATCTTGATGGTATGTTTTCATCTACCAAGTCTCTCTCATATCTATTTGCAATTGGCTCAAACCTCCTAGACCCACTGTTACTTGGTGTGCATCATTTTCACGCACCGCTGTAAAAGGAACCTGTGTAATTGTAAGTGTTTCGCCACTTGCCAATGCAGTAGTTAAACCTCCTGCAAAATATAGTGTTGCTGTTCCATCACTTGCACTTGTGCAATTTGCAACACATTGATAGACTTTTGAATGTCCTGAAAACTTGAAGAAGTCGCCTGCGGCTAGTATGTTTTCTATACCACTTGCTCCTGCTATTGTAACATCTTTTTCACCAACTGCTCTTGTCTGTGAAGTTGTAATTGTCTGTGTTGTTTGTCCTGCTAGGCTAGTGTATGAAATCTCTGGTAACACAATTTCAAAACTCAACAGTGGTCCATATGTCTGTGCAAGAAAGCCTGCTGTTGGTGCCAACTGTGATTGTGATAGTGGTGGATAACTCAACTTCCAACTGTAAAATTGATGTCCGTATCCAACCCTTCTTGTTTTACCTGAATTTGTTTCTGTTGTTAGTGTTGGTGCATTCACTGTGAAATCAATTGCTGAAAATCCAGGTGTGTTAGGGAAAAACCCTGCTAAATCTGCCATTAGAATCTACTCCTTTGCCCTGTTTCCAACATAGCATCTGAAACTATCTGTGTGATAACACTTCTTCTATCTACTAGAAGTTCATCTATGCCCTGTGAATCAATAGCATTAATATTGAATGTAATATTTACGGGTCGTCCTGTCTCCAAGTCGCCGTTTCTGGTAATGTTTCCTGATGTTGCTGGTGTAAACAGTTCCGGTCCGTTCTCACCAACCATATAAGGTGTGTTACCCATAACAGGTCCACCCAATGCTCTACCTGAATACTGTTGGCTTCTAATTGCATTTACCTGTGCCATACCTGCCGCAATAGCACCTGCAACATAAATCAGTGATATTGGTGGTCCTGGTGGAAATGCAATAGCCATTGATGCCGCTTTGTAAGTTGATATCAATGCCTGTGCAATAGATAGTGCCTTATAGGCTTCAAATGCCTTTTTGTTTTGTCCAGCCATTGCACCTAGTGTTGAAGTTAAACTTCCTAGCACACCTTCAGCGGCTTTTACACCACCCTGTGCAATCATTTCTGAAAATGCAAGTTGATCCTGTAGAGCACTTCTGATAGCACTGTTGGTTATGCCTGCCTGTTCAATTTCTTGTTCTCGTTTTTCTCTGGCAATGTCTATCTGTGCTTTTGCATACTGTTCTTTGAGTCTTGTTATGTTTTGTTGATAGCGTTGTTCATCCATCAAGCCTTCGCGTCTTGCCGCTTCTAAGGCTCTTTGTTCTTCTT